ATGTTTTGGAGTACATACGCATTAAGTTCATACCCTAACGGCTACAGCTTTATTCAATACGCAAAGACAGCTGCGGATGACAACTTTCATTTTATTAAACCATACGGCCGAGCCCTTGGCCCAGAGCATAAAGCACAGGCTTACACTGCGACCCCTGCCATTAGAGAAGCTGCGATGATTGTGGCTGTCGATATATGGCAAGCACGTCAAGTCAGCCAGACTGGTGGGGTAGGTATGGATGGGGTATCTGCAAGTCCGTACAGGATGGGATACCAATTGATAAATCGGGTCAGAGGCCTCATCCAACCGTATTCAAGTCCTAACTCACTGGTCGGCTAATGCCAGCCGCAATAACCACCCTTAGAAGCACGCTAGCCACATCTCTAGCCAATGCAGGCGTGTGGTCTACCTTTGCATTCCCACCTGCAACTCTATTGGCAAACAGCGTTGTAATTACACCTGGTGATCCTTACTTAGTGCCTTCTAATAATGACTACACAAGCATCGCACCTCTGGCCAATTTTAAGGTAATGATCTGCGTACCAGCCTTTGATAATCAAGGCAATTTAGCAGGCATAGAAGACTTTATTGTTGCCGTTGTGACTAAACTAAATGCATCATCTTTGGTGCTAAACATATCAAGTGTCTCCGCTCCAGCTATCGCTAGTGTGGCAAGTGGAGATTTATTAACGTCAGAGATCACTGTATCAATTCTAACGAGCTGGAGTTAAAATGAGTCTAACACCCGAAGATTTAGCCTTCTTAAAAAAGATAGGTCAGATCGAAGAAGCACCAAAACCTGCACCAACTAAAGACAAGGACAAGGAGTAACAATGGCAATTTTCTTAAATAACACCGCATCGGTTACCTTTAACAGCGTTGATCTTTCAGCGTATGTTACATCTGTAACTATCAATCAATCATTTGATGAACTTGAAGTAACTGCTATGGGCGACACAGCTCATAAGTTTGCTAAGGGCCTAGAGGCAAGCACTATCACTCTAGACTTTTTAAACGATAACGCTGCAGCTACAGTAATTCCAACCCTGCGTGCTGCCTACGGTACAACTGTGCCTTTGGTAATCAAGCAAACCACTGGAGCAGTATCAGCGACAAACCCTTCATATAGCACTACTGTATTGGTTAATAACCTACAAAACGTAAATGGTGCTGTTGGCGATATTTCATCACAAAGCATTACATTTACCTGCAACAGCGTAATTACTGTAGCGGTAGCATAAGGAGAACTAATGGCAAAGCTAAAGATAACAAGGGCTAACGGTGAAGTTTCAGAGCACAAAATTACACCGGGTGTTGAATATTGCTTTGAGTTAAAATATGGCTCTGGTATTAGCAAGGTCCTACGTGATCACGAACGTCAAACCGAGATTTACTTCTTGGCTCACGAGTGCTTACGTAGGGCTAATGTGGTTGTGCCAGTCTTCGGCCTAGAGTTTATTGACTCTCTAGAAACCGTTGAAGTATTGGATGAAGAAAAAAAATAACACAGCGTGATTCAATAACCTACACGATAGCGAGTCTGTCGGTAGAGACAGGAATTGCGCCCCAGGCTTTTATAGATATGGATCAAGAGATGCTTAGGGCAATTGTCCAGGTATTGTCGGATCGAGCTAAGGAGATCAAGAATGCCAGTAAACGTAGTAGGCGTTGAAGAACTCACTAAAGGCTTGAACTATATTAGCGAAGACATTAAAGATCGTATTAACATAGCAATTAAACCTGCAATGTTAGGCATAAGAGATAAGGCTAGAAGTTTTGTGCCTAGCAATAGCGATATTTTATCTGGTTGGATTAAAGGCGGCAGTCCTGCGGCTAATTACAGACCATTTCCAAAGTTTGATTCCGCTATGGTTAAAGGCGGTATTGGTTATAAAGAAGGTTCAAATAGAACTTCTAAAAATGGGTTTGCAGTAAGTAACTATGTTTACAACGTTAGCCCTGGTGGTGCTATCTATGAGACTGCAGGCCGATTAAACCCAGAAGGTCGAGCACCATTTATGAGAGTATCGGCTGGAGAACTTGGCGGCGTAGAAGGTTACGAAGGCAGTATTAAAGGCAAGCGTGCAAGATCCACTAGGACTTACAGCTCTAATAATCCCTTTGCTGGATACCAGTTTGTTAGTGCTTTAGAGCCAGTAACTCAGGGTCAAGTAGCCAATAAATATCAACGTGGTGGCGGTCGTAAAACTAAAGGCCGTTTAATTTACAAGGCTTGGGCTCAAGATAGTCATAAGATTTATGAAGCAATTATTAAAGCTGTAGATAATTCTGTAGATGACTTTAATCATAGGACACTACTTTATCCAAAGGCTGCATAATGGCCAATCTAATTGTATCTGCGTTAGCCACCTGGAATGGAACAGCCCTTACTAAAGGCAAAAAGGATATATCTACATTTGACAAATCTGTAAGTAAATTAGGTCGTACTTTTGCAAGCACATTTAGTGCTTATCAAATCTTGGCATTCAGCAAAAAGGCTATTAACGCATTTGCTCAAGATGAAGCTGCTGCTAAATCATTGGCAATACAGCTAGAAAATACAGGCAACGCATTTAGAATTGGTGAAGTAGAAAGTTATATTGCTAACCTACAGAAGTTATACGGCGTATTAGATGACCAATTACGCCCAGCATTCCAAACATTATTAAACGCTACTGGCTCAGTAACTCTAAGCCAAAAGGCTTTAGAAACTGCATTAAACGTCAGCGCAGGCACAGGTAAAGATTTAGCCAGCGTAGTTGCTGCAATTGCTAAAGGCGCATCAGGTACTACTACTGCCCTATCAAGGTTAGGCACAGGATTAGATAAGGCCACTATTGCTACTGGCGATATGAATAAGATAATGGCTGCCCTTGATGAAAAGTTCAAAGGTCAAGCATTAGCCAGACTAGAAACTTATGCCGGCAAGATGGATCTAATAAAGGTAGCAGCAGCTGATGCAACTGAGGTTATAGGTAAAGGCCTAGTAGATGCACTAACCATTTTAAGCAAAGATAATTCTATAGAAAACCTATCTACTGACTTTGAAAACTTAGCCACAAACATAGCTAATGTAATTGTAAACCTGGCAAAACTGACAGACAAACTTGGATCAGTAGTTAATAATCCATCATTTAAGCCAGCCTTGATATTGCTAGCCTTTGCTAGTAAGAACCCTAAAGCCATATTGTTTGCCCTTGGTTATGCTGGTGCTAGTGGCGCTGCCGAGGTATTAACTAAAGATTATGGCAGGCCATCTACAAATACATCTTTCCAATCTCTTTCAGCTATAAACCTAGCCAATAAGACTACTAAAGCACGTAAAGATGAATACGCCATTATTACTGCATCTAATAAAGCACGCAGCGAAATAGATAAACTTAAAGACAAGTTTGACCTAGAGCGCATAGGACTAATGACTGCCCTTAATGCTACTACCGATGAAGAGACTAAACTACGCATTAAGGCTCAGATAGCAATCCTAGACAATAACGAGGCTTTGGCTAAAAAATATAATGCTGAGTTAGAAGCTGCTAACAGTGCTATGAAGTTGGCGCAGGAATTAACAGCTACTACAGATGCTATGGCTAAACTAAGAATAGTTACTCAGGCCGATTACACAAAACAGATGTATGCAGGCTCATCAATTTATTATAATGGCGGTGGTAATGTTGCTCCAGTTCCTATGGGTAGTGCAAGCGGTGGAAGCACTCCTACAATCATAAACAATACTACTAACCTTCAAGTAGAAGGATCTGTAATATCACAAGATGCTGTGTTAAGCACAGTCCAAGAAGCATTACAAAGATTAAATAAGCAAGGCTCACCTACTTACGCAGCCGGACAATAACTATGGCTGTACCAATAATTAATGCAATTATTAATTTCTCAACAGGTCCACAAACTGCTCAGGCTATGCAGATCGATATTGGCAAGATAGGTGTAAACGTATTTGCCGATACTGTGGCAGTTATTGTTGATGTATCAAATCAAGTAGATTCAGTTAGGACTGCTAGAGGCCGTAACGTATTAGCAGACCAATTCCAGACTGGCACACTTAGCCTGCGCCTAGTAGATCAGAATGGTGATTTTAATCCACAAAATCCAACAGGTCCATATTTTGAATTACTAACCCCTATGAAGAAAGTGCAGATAACTGCAACCTACTCAGGAGTAACTTATCCAATCTTCTCAGGCTTTATTACTTCTTATGTAACTGTCCAGCCTAAAGATGCAACAGAGGTTGCCTATACAACTATCACAGCTGTAGATGCTTACCGCCTAGCACAGAATGCACAGATTACAACAGTTACAGGTGCTACTGCTGGAGACCTATCTGGTACACGTGTTAATCAAATCTTAAATACTATTAACTGGCCTAACACTCAGCGAGATGTAGATGCAGGTCTTACTACCTTACAAAATGACCCAGGCACTAATAGGACTTCATTATCAGCCCTTCAAGTGTGTGCTGAAAGCGAATACGGGGCGGTATATGTTGATGCTTCTGGCAACTTTGTATTTCAAGACAGGGCTGTAACTGTCGGATCTATTGGTGGCACACCCACAGTATTTACTGATAATGGTGCTGGTATTAGATATGCCAATGCTACCTGGGTGCTAAATGACTATTTAGTGTTTAACTCTGCAAGCATTACTAGATTAGGTGGTAGCGCTCAATTAGCAATTAACCAGCCTTCTATTGACAAATACTTTATACACTCTTACACGCTGACAGACTTATTGATGCAGACCGATGACGTAGCGCTTGACTACGCTAGGGCTTACGTGGCTTCTAGAGCTGAGACAAGTATTCGATGTGATGCTATTGAACTTGATCTATACACGGCTGACTACACTGCAGGCACTATTGCAGCCTTAGACCTAGACTTCTTTGATCCTATTACAGTAATTACTACTCAGCCAGGTGGATCTACCCTGGAAAAGACCCTACAGATTTTCGGAGTAGCTTTTAACATTACCCCGAATAGCTTCAAAACCACCTTTACAACACTTGAACCTGTCATAGATGGGTTTATAATAGGCAACGTAGATTACGGTGTCATAGGCGAAAACGTACTATCTTATTAAGGAGACATAATGCCAACTTTTCCAGTAGTTACAGGTGACGTTCTCACCAGTACAATTTTTAATGGCCTACCAGCCTTTGCAGTACAGACCGCTAAGACAGCAGATTACACAGCTGCAAGCGGTGATGAGTACCAACAGTTAATACCTATGAATAAAGCAACAGCAATAGCATTTAAGATTCCTGTAGATGCTACTTATAACTTTCCAATAGGAACAGTAATTACAGTATTAAATATCGGTGTAGGTACTTGCACAATTAGTGCCACTACACCTGGTACTACCACAGTATTATCAGCTGGTGCTACTGCAGCATCACCAACCCTTGCACAATACAAGTCAGCAGCAATAATTAAAACAGCTGCTAATACTTACTATGTTGTAGGAGCAGTTGCCTAATGATTGGTAATCTTGTTGCTGCTAATTTAACTGGTTACCTACCACCAGCACCAAAAGCAACAGGTGGAACAATTACGCAAGTTGGTGCATATTGGTATCACACATTTACAAGTAATGGAACATTTACACCATCTGAGGCTTTAACTTGTGATTATTTATTAGTTGCAGGTGGCGGCGGCGGTTGTGGCGGGCAAAGTGCGGTTGCTGGGGTTGATGGTGGAGCGGGTGGAGCGGGTGGATTAAGACAATTTGATTCAGGATCTTTTACTAATGGAGTTGGATATAACGCAGTAATTGGTGCTGGTGGCGGTGGCGGAGCATTCCAAACAGATGGAACAAAAGGATCTGACTCTACATTTAATTCTTATACTGTTACTGGTGGTGGTCAAGCCCAATGGAATAATAGCGGCGCACCTGGTGGATCGGGTGGCGGTGGCACAAATACTACCAACCCAGGTGGAGCAGGTAATCAAGGTTCATATTCTCCAGTAGAAGGTTATGCTGGTGCAGATGCAAATGATTTTGTGGCTGGTGTACGAAATTACTCAGGTGGTGGCGGTGGGTCTGCGGCGGCAGCAACAAATCAAAATGGTGGCGCAGGCACAAATTGGAAATCACTTGGATCATTTTATGCAGGCGGTGGTGGCGGCGGAGCAGCAACAAGTGGAGTTGCATCGGCTGGACTTGGGGGATCGTCAATCGGCGGAAATGGTGGCAAAGGCGCAAATGGAAGTAATGCTGTTGTAAATACAGGATCTGGCGGTGGTGGAAATGGATCTGGGGGCGGCACGGGTCAGGGTGGAAATGGATCATCAGGAATCGTAATTGTGAGGTACTTAGCGTGAGTCATTGGGCAGAAGTTGATAAAGATAATAAAGTTATTCGTGTACTTGTTGGCGACAATAATGATCCAGCAGGCGATGAAGGCTATCAATGGTTAATAGATAATTTAGGTGGTACTTGGATTAAAACTTCATATAACGCTTTAACTAATGGATTTAGAGGTAATTTTGCAGGTGTAGGTATGACCTATTTACCTTTAGAAGATATTTTTGTACAACCTAAATGCCACGCAGAGGCAGTATTAAATGCTGCAGCTGCTAAATGGGAATGCACAAACGAGGATCACGATGCCATCACCCTGGCTGAGTAAAGCAGCAGACAGCTTAAGAGATGCCGTTACTACCTGGTATCCAGATCGCCGCACTACCAGTGATGGGTGGCTTGGCGATGCTCGTCACAGTGCCAGAAAATCTGATCATAATCCAGACAGCACCGGATGTGTGCGAGCCATTGATATTGATTCTCGCTTGGATTCATCCGAAGGGCTCTCAGTATATTTGGCTGACCAGATCAGAATCTGTGCGAAAACCGATAAGCGTATATCGTACGTAATCCATAATGGAATGATCGCTAGCAGAATCCTTAATTTTAAGTGGCGTAAGTATTAAGGATATAACAAACACACAAAGCATATACACGTCAGCTTCACAAAGGCTGGAGATCACGATAGTAAGCCGTTCGATATACCACTACTAGGGGGCAAGATATGAAGATCAGCAAGAAACAAAAAGCAGTATTAAAGTCTTACGCACGTGGCGTATTAGTATCTTTCTTAACATTCTTGGCCAGTAATGAATTAGGTTTAGATCCTGCCGTGTCTGTAATTGTTGCAGCGCTTGCAGGTCCAGCAGCTAGGGCTTTAGATAAATCCGACAGTGCTTATGGCATCGGTGCTAATGACTTATGA